GTTTATAAACGGTGAAAGAATTGAGTACTACGTGAAGCAAGGAAATAGTTTACGTCAAATACGTAGAGGTACATTAGGTACAGGTGTAAACACATTAATTGCTTCAGGAACTGAAGTAAGAGATCAAAGTCCAGGAGAAAATGCTCCTTACACAGATCAAACACTTACACAAGTGTTTACAGCAGATGGTACTACAGCATCATTTGAATTAGACTTTACACCTACACAAGGTGTAAATGAGTTTGAAGTATTTGTTGCTGGACGCAGACTTCGTAAAAATGCGATAAGTAGTTATCAAGTAGACACTAAAGATAGTGCGGGTAACTTTGTAACTAGGTTTATTGCACAAGATAGTGCCGAGGGAGACGTAACTTTACCAGTAGAATTCACTTTAAGTGGTAGTACATTGGGGTTAGCAGTTACACCAGAGCAAGATCAGAAGGTTACGGTGGTTAGACGCATTGGACAAACATGGACAAAAGCAGGAGAAAGCCTAGTTGATGCAGAAAATGACGTTGCACAGTTTCTTAAGGCAAGAACAACGGAACTACCTAAATAAATACAGTAGCAGTGAGAGAAAACATGACAGACAAATTAAATGATAAAAGCGGAGTAGTAGTTAAAGGACATATCAAAATACATGACCCTAAAACTGGCGAAGTGTATGTTGATAAGCGTAATGCTATTCACTACGAGAATATGAGTATTGCTCTTGCAGAAAGCCTTGCAAATCAAGGTCAAGGGATGATATACGAAATGAGTTTTGGTAACGGTGGTACAAGCGTTGATCCAACAGGTGTAATTACATACCTAACTCCAAATAGTACAGGAACAAATGCAAGTTTGTATAATCAAACATTTACTAAAGTAGTAGATGACAGGAGTACAAGCAACACAGATCCTGTAAGAAACAAGATTGAAACTCGTCATGTTAGTGGAACAAATTACACAGATGTTGTTGTAACTTGTTTGTTAGATTACGGTGAACCAGAAGGTCAAGATGCATTTGATACTGCTACAGATACAGATAACCTTTATGTGTTTGACGAACTAGGACTTAAGAGTTATAGCCCATCAGGCACAGGTAGATTAATTACCCATGTTATTTTCCACCCTGTACAAAAAAGTTTAAACAGATTAGTTCAAATTGATTATACAGTGCGTGTACAAAGTTTGTCAGGAGTTTAATAGATGCCTTATACAATTAATTTCACTGACGTAACAAACAAAGGTAGCGTCACAGTTGAAGACAATGAAATCAACGTATCAACTAGTTTAAGTTTAGTTGGACGTAATACCACTAGTTATGGTGTTGAATTTAATCAAAACTTTTTAAAGATATTAGAAAACTTTGCTAACGCATCTTCTCCATCAAATCCAGTTGAAGGACAATTATGGTACGATACTACAGTAGGTAGCGAACAACTTAGAGTATACGATGGAACAAATTGGGTAGCAAGTGGTGGTTTGAAAAAAGCAACCAACCAACCAGAAGCCGCAAGTAGTACCACAGGTGATCTTTGGGTTGATACTGATAACCAACAATTATATTTGTATACAGGTTCTGGCTGGACACTAATTGGTCCGGAGTACGCTGGTGGTTTAAGTACAGGTGTAAGTCCAGTAACTATATTAGCACAAGACAATAAAGAGTACACTGCACTACAAGTTGATATAAATGCTAAACCGGTTGCAATTATTAGTGCCGATACATTTACAGCAAGAGCAGAAATAAACGGCTTTGGTCAAATTAATCCAGGTATTAATTTAAGCACAGCAGATATAACAGGTGATGGTGCCGCAAGATTTTATGGGCCTGCTGAACAAGCAGAAAATTTAGTAGTAGCAGGTACAAAGGTTCCTGCCGCAAATTTCTTACGTGGTGATGTTGTTAGCACAACAACAAAACAATTAAAAGTAAACACAGACGACGGTATTATTTTAGGTAGTGGAAACCAAGTTGCATTAGGTGTTGAAGGACAAATTGGTGTTGTTAGTCACAATACAAGTGGTGCTAGTTTAGATTTTCGTGTAAACGATCAAGGTACTACAAAGACAGTAATGCGAGTTGATTCAACAACAAATGTTGGTATTAATAATACAGCACCAAGTGAAGCATTAGATGTAACAGGTAAAATTAAAGTTAGTGATTCAATTACTATTGACGGAACTACTGCAAGTACAAACTTTGGTACAGGTAGTTTAATTGTAAAAGGCGGTACAGGTATTGCAGGTGATTTAAATATCGGCGGAACAATAAATGTACTAGGTGATACAGAAACTAGAAATATTATTCCAGATGTAACAAACACAAGAACTATTGGATCATTAGCAAACAAATATACAGGAATATATGCAACAACTTTTATAGGAAACTTAACTGGTAACGTTACTGGACAAGTAAGTGGTAGAGCAGGCAGTGCAGACAAACTTTCTAGTTCTACAAATTTCCAATTACAAGGTGAAGTAAGTGCGCCAACTATAATATTTGACGGACAAACAGGCGGTGGCACAAAAACTTTTCAAACAACTATTGCAAACAGTTTTATTAGTAATAAAACCTACACAGGTGATGTCGACGCTAGTGACGAATTTTTGTTAAACAGAGTACAAGGGCAAGTTGGACTTTATAGAGTAAGTAGAAGAGATTTATTATCAACAGTTCCAGTTAATCCACCAGGTGTAATGATGCCATATGCAGGTACAACAGCACCGTTGTTTTGGTTACTATGTTACGGACAAGAAGTATTACAAGCAGATTATCCTGAACTATTTGAAATAATTGGATTTACATACAAGCAAACAGGGTTATTAAGTGATCTTGGTGTAGCAAAATTTGCACTACCTGATATGCGTGGTAGAACTGTTATGGGTCTAGATGATATGGGCGGAACAGCGGCAAGTAGAATTACAGGTTTACAAGGTAGTGAACTTGGTAACAGTGGCGGTCAAGAAACAGTTACAATACAACAAAATAACTTACCAGATCACGAACATGATTTAGTTGTTGAAGGTACACAGTTTTATGCAATATTAGATGCGGCAAAAGATGCAAACAGTCCAGTATCATCAATTACTTTTGATGCACCAACAGGACAAAATGCAGGGCAGGCTGTAACCACAAGTGGTGGTGTTGCAGGAACAACCGGACAAGCAATGGAAACATTAAGTCCGTTTATGTCCTTAAATTACATAATTTACACAGGGAAAGTTTAATGGCATACAAACTAAACAAAACAGATGGGTCATTACTAGTAGATTTAATTGATGGTACTATAGATGTTAATAGCACATCATTAACATTAGTAGGCAGAAACTACACCGGATACGGTGAAGCATTTAATGAAAACTTTATAAAATTACTAGAAAATTTTAGTAATGCAAACTCACCAACTAATCCAATACCAGGACAAGTTTGGTGGGATACTAGTGAAGCACGTTTGAAAGTTTATGAAGGGACTGTATTTAAAGCAGTTGGTGGACCATTTGTGCAAAAAACACAACCTAACATGGTTGCTGGTGACTTATGGATGGACAATGTCAACAACCAACTTTACTTTTATGACGGAACTGATTTATCATTAGCAGGACCAATTTATACAGCAGGTCAAGGTGAAACAGGATTTAGAATTGAAAGTGTACTTGATACCCAAGATAGAAGTCGTACACTTGCAAGTTTATACTTAGGTAATGGAACAGACGGAACTACTTCTAGAGCCGCTGTAATTAGTAATGTAGAATTTACTCCAGCAGTAGGATATGGAATAACAGGTATTACAGGTAATATCAAAAAAGGTATTAATATTATTGATAAAGATACTTTCTTATTTGAAGGTACAGCAGACGCGGCAAAAGCATTAATTAAAGCAGACGGTACTAAAGTTGGAGCAGACAACTTTGTAAGTTCTACTACAAATAACACAGTAACAGGATCACTGACAGTAAGTAACTCAGCAGGTGTTACTATTGGACCAAACGCTAACCAAGTACAAAGCATAATTGGTAATTCGTTTGTTACTGCTAACCAGCAGTTAGATGAAAATTATACAATTAGAGTAACAAGTACAGCGGCTGGATCACAGCAAGTAGATGCTGTATTCATAGACGCGGCAAATAAACGTGTAGGTATTTTTGATAACACACCAGAGTATACATTAGATGTTACAGGTGATATCCGTGTAACAGGAAATTTAGTAGTAGAAGGTTCTAGTGCAAGTATAGATGTAAGCACATTACGAGTTGAAGATAAACAAATTGAACTTGCAATTACAAGTGATAGTACACTTTTAACAGACTCGGGCGTTGACGATGCTGGTATGGTTATAAGAGTAACAGGTGTAGATAAAAAATGGACTTGGATACAAGCAACAAACAGTTGGACAGCAACAGAAAATATTAATGTTACTACAGGTAACGAATACAAAATTGCAGGGAATTCTGTACTTAATGCAACAACATTAGGAACTGGAGTAACAGCATCAAGTCTTACAAGTGTAGGAACACTAACATCATTAGACGTTGATAACATCAACATAAACGGAAGCACTATAACAGGCGCTAGTGGAATTACAATTAGTCCAAATGGCGACCTTAATATATCAAATCAAAAAATTACTGCGATGGCACAGCCAACACAGGATACTGATGGAGCAAATAAGGTTTATGTAGACGAAGCAATCGCAGGTTCTGCAATTTCGTTTAGTATGGATGTTACAGGTTTAAATGATACTCAAATTGGTTTGGTCTTAAACGACTTAGTTCCATCAAGTACTGTTGCGAACGGTACAACTGCACGTATTCACTGTACAACACTTGGCGGCGCAAGTGTAACAGGGATCGATATTGCGGCGGTTGCTACAAAATCATTTATAGCAGTAGATGCCGCAGGAGTACAAAACGAGTCAGTATTACAAGATATTGGCTTTACAGATGCAACGGGTGTAGTTACAGTTAGTGTAACTAGAGCGTTGAAAGAATACGTCACAGCAGGTGGGAATTGGACATTTAGTCAAAACTTAACATCTAGTGTGTAAGATAAATATAGTTATAATTAAAGGGTTGAAACATGGCTTATACAATTAACAAATACAGCGGCGCAACACTAGTAGTAGTGCAAGATGGTACCGTTGATGTTACAACAGACTTAACGTTTGTTGGTAAGAACTACGCCGGATACGGCGAAATACAGAACGAAAACTTTTTGTTTTTGTTAGAAAATTTTAGCGGAACATCTCAACCGCCTAAACCAATTAGCGGACAGATATGGCATGATTCAACAAACGGAAAAATTAAGTTCTACGATGGTTCAAAGTTTAAAACAACTGGCGGTGCAGAAGTTTCAACCACACAGCCACTTGGTTTAACAGCAGGTGACTTTTGGTGGGATTCAGGTAACAGTCAACTATACACTTACAATGGAACATCTTTTGTACTAGTTGGTCCGCAAGGCGCTGGTACAGGTTTAACGCAAATGCAAAGTAAAACAGTGCGTGATACTGCAAATGTTAATCACAGTGTAATTGCCGCAACAATTGAAGATGAAATTATATATATTATCAGTGGACAAGAGTTTACAATTGATTCAACAGATCCTACAAATGCAATTACAGGTTATGATGTTATCAAGAAAGGATTAACATTAGTTAATACTACAGACGCAACAAACGGTGTAACATCAACTAATCATTATTATTGGGGAACATCGAGCAATGCATTAAGATTAGGTGGATTACTTCCTAGCAGTTTTGTACAAAGTACACCAGGCGTACCAACAACGTTTGATGATATTGTAAGGTTTCCAGATGCAGGTATTACTGTAGGTGACCAAAACGACTTACACATTTATATTGAAAATGGTAACCAAGGTGTTATTGCTAATGAAGTTGGTACAAACAACATTATAAGATTTAAAACAAGTAATGCTAATAGTGTTCAAACTAATAGTGTTGTAATTCAGTCAACAGGTATTAATCCAGGCTCAACAAGCACATATACATTAGGATCAAGTATTGCTAAATGGTCAAATGTTTGGGCAGATAACTTCAACGGTAATGCAACAAGTGCTAGTGCAATTAAATTTAGTAGTTCAGATTATGCAGGTGACACAAGTGCTATTGCAAACACAACTGCGTTACGTGATAGTTCAGGTGATTTACATGCAAACTTTTTTAGAGGAACAGCAACACAAGCACAATACGCTGACTTAGCAGAAAATTATGAAACAGCAGAGCATCAGCCAGTTGGTACAGTAATGGCAGTTGGAGGAGAAAAAGAAGTTCGTCCAGCAAAAGTGAGTGATTTTGCAATTGGTGTTATATCAGAAAACCCAGCATACTTAATGAATAGCATGGCCGACGGTCAAGCAGTTGCACTCAAAGGTCGTGTACCTGTAAGAGTAAAAGGTCCAGTTTCAAAAGGGCAAGCAGTTTATGCATGGCAAGACGGGTGTGCTTCAACTATTGCAAGTAATGGGTTAGTTGGCATAGCATTAGAGTCTAGTACTTCTGATACTGAGCAGTTAATAGAGTGTGTTTTAAAAGTATAAATATTTAAAACACGTATATAAAGGAAGTAGGCTATGGCAGTTGGCGATTTAATTACAGCCGCAAGATACAACAACGCACAAGGAAGAGTAGAAGCAATCCTTGGAGTTGGATCAACTAATGAAGGTTACGGACAAACTGTCGCTAGTTCACAAGTATCAAGCAATGTTATTATAGATGCAACTCATGTAAACGCCATGTTTACAGATTTAAAGAAAATTTTTGTTCATCAAACAGGCGGTAACCCAAATTCTATTGCAGAAGTAGAAGTAGGTGACACTGTTGCTGAAGATACAAGCGGAGCAGACACTAAAGAAGGCTTCAAAGACTATGAAGATTTTATCAGTATTATTGAAACGGCAAGCAATAGATTTAGATTAGCAGGCTCTCAAAGTAGTACACTTAATAATGCTGAAGTAATTCAAAGACGAAATCAATGGACAGCACCAATTGAATGTGAGTTTCAAGTGTCATTTGCAGATAGTAATGCACGTAGGCATTTTTTTAATGCTGGAGGCTCTTTAACATTTGTAAGTTCTTTGAGCGGAACTCCAACTAGTGGTGATAGTGTTGCAAAAAGTCAAGACTGGGCCGCAATACTTGGAAACGCTGGCACAGTGAATATGAACTATGATGTAACTACAACTTCAGGATCTGGAGTTGTACAAAGTATTGGTAATTTTGATTTAACAACATCATACCAAGAAATATATAGAAAATCAGCAACAGGAGTATATGGCAACAATAATTATATTCTTTATGCTAAGGCGCCTACTAGTTCTACTATACATATAAAATACGAATTTTTTGATGCCGCAGTATCTGGCTACAAAATTGATGAACCAGTTCAAGGACTTTTAGAAGCCAAAATAGGATTTGTAAGGGCAAGTGGATCGAATGTAGATACCCCAGCACCAGCATTTTCGGCCATAAATAGTCTTTAGGATAATTAATAGTATACGGTATTTGCCGTAAGAGGAGATTTAAATGGCCGTTGGTGATCTAATTACCGCAACTAGATATAATGCTTTACAGACTCGTGTAGAGAATATTCTTGCCCTCGGTTCTGGCACTGAAGGCTATGGTGAAACTACAGCAAGTGGACAAGTCGCTGTAGACCAAATAGTTACTGCAACCCACGTAAATCAGTTAAAGACAGACATTGATAGAATTAATAGACACCAAACTAACCAAGCGGCTGGAACTATTGCTACTATTGCTATTGGAGATTTAATTGCTGACGAGACAAGTGATGATCCAGATGGCACATTAAAAGGATTTGTTGACTATGAACAGTCAATGAATACTTTAGAATCATCACCAAATAGATTTAGACTAGCACCATTACAATCAACATCAGGAAGTAATTCAGTATCATCTTCGTTTTCATCAGATTGGAATCAAAATTTAAATGCTTATTTTAGAGTAACTTTTACTAGTGCAGATGCACGTAGACATTTTTTTAATGCAGGTGGTACTATTACATTTGTAAGTAGTTTGTCTAGTTCAGCAAGTGGCGGAAATGTTTCTAAAACAAATGATTGGGCAACTATGTTGTCAAATGCAGGCACAGTAAGTTTTGGTTATAACTATACTTCAGCAAGCGGTACTGGTACTGGTAGTGCAATCGGTAATTTTCAATTAACTTCTTCAGAACAGCAACTTTTTAGAAGAACAGGTAGTGGTGTTTATGCAGATAACAACTATTACATTAGAGGAAGAGAAGTATCAACTACAGTAATAGAATTTCGTATAAATCAGAACGAAGCAGATATTGGAGATGATACAGGAAAAGGTTCAGCACACGTTGATGAACTAGTTCAAGGCACTTTAACAACAGAGTTAGGCTTTGTTAGAGCAAGTGGCGTTTATGTAAATACTCCGGTTCCTACTTTCACATTACAATCTGCTTATTCTGGCAGTTAATACTTGACTTTCTAGCAGTTTTGCCGTATAATAGTAATTATATGGAGAAATTATGGATCAACGTCTAAAAAAAGCACTTGAACATGCAGATTATGTTACAACATTTAAAAATCAAAAGCGTGTACTACTAAACCAGTTTGACAAACAATCTACAATCTATTATGATGGCGGGCAATTTACTGCTTCAAGAGAATACATTGCAAGTTTAAAGACAATTAACAGTTGTATTTTTGTAGATAATAACAATACTCCTATTGAAATAAAAAATAGAGGTGAATTTTATGATGCTTTAGTAGAAGCATATTCAACTGCGTTAAAAACTTATCATACAGAATATCAAAAATTAATAAAAAGTGAACGTACCGTACAGGGAATTCTTGATGTCTAAAGGCATAATTGTTCATGCATTTAACAATGAAGAAATAGATTACGTAAAGCAAGCAATAGATGTTGCTAAACGTGCTAAGAAGCATCTTGACTTGCCTACAAGTGTAATTACTGATATGGATATTGATAATTCAGTATTTGATAACGTAATAAAATTTAATACTCCGCAAAGATACACAAAAAAATTATACAATAATGGTAATAACGGAAAACACCTTACATTTAAAAACAATGCAAGGGTGTTAAGTTATGAATTAACTCCATATGATCAAACTTTAATGATTGATAGTGATATTATTATTTGTGATGATACTTATAAAAACTGTTTTACACAAAACAATCCTTTATTAATGTATAGGAAAGCATATCATTTAGCAAATGAATCAAAACATATTGATTATAGAGAATTTGATAAAGTAAGCGATGCAAGTGTAGACTTTTATTGGGCAACTTGTGTATATTTTACAAAATGTAAACAAAATAAAATATTTTTTGATTTATTACAGCATATAGAAGAAGAATGGACGCATTATAGAATGTTATATCAAATAACACAACAAACATATCGTAATGATTTTGCGTTTAGTATTGGTATACACATAATGAGTGGCCATAGCAAAGCAAATTTTGTTGGTCCTATGCCAGGTAAACTATATTATACTATTGACAAGGATACGTTACATAGTATAAAAGACGATGAACTTACATTTATAATAGACAACAATCCAATTAAGACAAAAAACATGACTGTACATGCAATGAATAAGTTTAATTTAGAGGAATTACTATGACCAAAGGAATTTTAATCTTTGCACAAAATAATACAACTGATGATTATGTAAAACAAGCCTATCTGTGTGCATTGAGCGGTATGCATAGTGGAAATAAACATTTCACTCTTGTAACTGATAAAGAAGTTGATGAAAAAACAGCCTTTATATTTGATAAAGTAATTGTTTTAAAACACGATCAGGCAAAGTCTAGTGAATGGAAAATAGAAAATAGATGGAAAGCATTTAATCTTAGTCCATATAAAGAAACTATTGTAGTTGATAGTGATGTATTATTTTTAGATAAAATTGATTGGAAAAAATTTGAAAAAGAAGAGTTATATTTTACACAAAATCCAATTACCTACAGACAAGAACCTATCAACGACACGTATTACAGAAAAGTATTTTCACAAAATTATTTATTTAATGTGTATGCAGGATTGTATTACTTTAAAAAAACAAAACGTGTAGCACAATTCTTTGCATTATTAGAAACTGTGATTAAAGATTGGGAAGATTTTTATGATGTATTTTGTAAAGAATTTAAACCAAAGCATTGTAGTATAGATGTATGTGCGGCCATTGTATTAGAACTTATGGAGTATGACAACTTTCAACAAGTAGACTTAATAGACTTTGTACATATGAAGTTACATGCACAAAATTGGGTAGATACAAGTGAGCATTGGCAAGAAAAAGTAGATTGGTATTTTAATGACGGACTTAAAATTGGAAACCATAAACAGCATGGCGTTTTTCATTATACTGAAAAAGACTTTTGTGATAAAATTTTAGCAAGGTATGAAAAATGTACTGGCTAATATTTGATAAAGATACAAGTAGAATTACTGGTTTACAAAATTATACTCCTGAAACAGAATTTTGTTTAGAAGTAAATGAAGACCAATATATTGACTTTATGTCTAATCCTGACAAGAAAGATAATTTTGTTGTAAAGTATGATCTTGCACAGAAGAAATATGTAATACTAGCATATGAAAAACCTAAATTTACATATGATATTAAAGATGTAATATATCATGTACCTAAACAAAGTATAGGAGATTGTATTATAAAACGTACAGACAAATGGGAATTAGTTGTAAATGTTAAAAAAGAAATGCTGTTAAATCCAAGACAACAATGTAAATTTAGTATTACAAAAGCAAATGATCCTCATTTATTAATTAGAACATTTACAGCAACAGTAGAACAAATTACTAAAGGGTATACAGTCAACTTTAACTATGAAGAAGAGCGTGGCGATGTAAGTATATATACGCCAAAGATTTTTGATACATACGGATTTTTTGATGAAACAATTTAAAGTTCTAGACTACGACATTATATACTTGTCGTATGACGAGCCAAATGCTGAAGAAAATTATGCAGATTTACTGACCAAAGCCCCTTGGGCAAAACGCATACACGGAGTAGAAGGATCAGATGCTTCTCATAAAGCGTGTGCAAACATAGCAGAAACAAAACGTTTTATTACTATTGACGGAGACAATCAAATAGATGAACAGTTTTTAAATCAAACAATTAATTTTCAAGATGGTGTGGATCTGTCTAGACACGTAGTTAGTTGGACTGCTGATAATATTATCAACGGATTGCGTTATGGCAATGGTGGTATAAAATGTTGGGATAGAGAAACAGTCTTAAAAATGAAAACTCACGAAAATGCAGATCCTGATAATATTGCGGCAGGTATTGACTTTTGTTGGGATTTAGAATATATTCAAATTAATAGTTTAATGAGTACAGTCTATAATAATGCTACACCACATCAAGCATGGCGTGCTGGTTTCCGTGAAGGTGTTAAGATGTCGCTGATTGAAGGAATGAAACCAGCAAAAAATGAACTTATTGGCAATCATTGGAAAAATCTAGAACGTTTGTATATATGGACTATGGCAGGTGCAGATGTAGAAAACGGTCTTTGGGCAATACATGGAGCAAGAGAAGGCTTATATAAAACAATGTGTACTGATTGGGACTATGTTAATGTTCGTGATTTTGAATACTTGAATAAATTATGGAAAGAAAAAGTCCAAGACGAAAGCGATTTACTAGAAGCATGCCAAGACTACGGCGAAAGATTAAAAGTACAGTTGGATATTCCTATTGCTGTAACGCCCTTAGATGCTCAACAAAGCAAGTTTTTTAAAAGCACATACCGCAACCCACCAAGACCAGAACATCCTTATATACGCACAACTACTACACAATTTAATACTTTTTCGTCAAACTTTATTCCTAATAAAAAAGTAGAATATGATATTGTAATGATATCTTATGACGAAGCAAATGCAGATGAAAACTTTGATAAGTTAAAAACACGTTTTCCGAGAGCCCAACGTATACACGGAGTCAAAGGAATACATCAAGCACATATTGCCGCGGCAAATATTTGTTCTACTGAGATGTTTTGGATTGTAGACGGTGATGCTGTTATAGCAGATGATTTTAATTTTGATTATGAAGTAGAAGATAGTAGAGCAGTGCATGTATGGCGTAGTCAAAATCCTATTAATGATTTAGTGTATGGCTATGGAGGTGTAAAATTGTTTCCTACGCAAATGACACGTGATATGGATACAAGTCGTCCAGACATGACTACAAGTATTAGTGATAGATTTAAGAAGATGGAAGGAATATCTTGCATAACTGCATTCAACTCAAGCGAGTTCAGTACTTGGCGTGGTGCATTTAGAGAATGTGCAAAATTAAGTAGTAAAGTAATCGACAGACAAAAGGAAAATGAAACAAATGAAAGACTTAAAACTTGGACAACCGTGGGACACGATAGACCATTTGGGAAATATGCTTTGGCAGGCGCTACCGCTGGTATGGAGTTTGGCCTTTCTAGCGGGGCTGACCTTCGGCTAATAAATGATTTTAATTGGCTATACGAACAGTTTACAGAAACTACTGATACTACAGAAGAGTGGCAAAAACTATATAGAGATGCTGACACAGTTACAACAAAGCCAGTTGATATTGCACCTGTTGAAATACAAGAAGATACTGGATGGAAACAAACTGTTCCATATAAAGAAGATGAACCATTACCGCCCAGAGACACATTTATTGTAGACTTATTAGATAGATTTGAAATATTATACGGTGATAAAGTAACTAATATTAGACGTTTTTATAACGATGGACATATGTTAGACATACTTAAAATAATTGGAGATGAAGATTTACGTAAATTTGTTGAAGAAAGAAACTATCACAGTTTATTTAGATATTTAGAAAATAAAGGTATTGAAGATATCGAAGATATTAGAAAAATGTATATTGAAAAAAATGTACATAGTTTGTTTAGATTACTAGGCGAAGATCACGAGGAGTTACGAAAAGCAGTAACTGAAGATAATGTGCATAGTCTATTTAGACTTGTTGGTGATGAACACGAAGATCTACGTAAAACTGTGGTAGAAGAAAACTTGCACAGTCTATTTAGATTGTTAGGTGACGAACACGAAGAACTACGTAAAGTAGTAACAGAAGATAACTTGCATAGTTTGTTCAGACTGTTAGGACCAAGCCATGATAATTTACGTACAGCAATGATTGACAAGAATTTACACGGTCTGTTTAGAATACTAGGCAATGACTATGAAGATTTACGCAAAGCAACATTAGAAAAAAACTTCCATGGTTTATTTAGATTACTAGGTGACGAATACGAAGACTTGCGTAAAGCAGTTACAGAAAAAAATGTACATAGTTTATTTAGATTGATAAACGAAAGCGATACAACAGATGATTTACGAAAAGCACTAGTTGAATCAAATGAAATGAGTTTGTTTAGACTAATTGAAGATAAAGATAATATTGTTGAAGATATTAAAAAGGCAGGCTTCTATAAAAATATGTGGAGTGTCAAACGTATTGAGCCAAGTGTAACTGATGAAGTTAATTTAACTATGGATAATAATAGACATGCATTGTGGCGTGTACTCGATAAGCATACAGGAAGTGCATTTGTAAAACCATTAGAAATATTAGACAAGCACAAAATAGAATATGACAAAGATGTAATGAGCCGTGGACAATTAAAAAGTAAAAAATGGCTGGTTGACGAACTTACAAAATTAAATTTACCATTAGGTACTATATTTTTATGTGCAGGTTGGTATGCTAGTATTGTGCCATTAATGCAAGAAGCAAAATTAGACTTCGAAAAAATTCGTAGTTTTGATATTGATCCCGAAGCATGGAAAATTGCAGAAACGTTTAATGCTGATCTAGTTAATGAAGGTTGGCAGTTTAAAGCAAGTACACAAGATATTATGCATATTGATTATATTGAACACAACTATAACACAGAAAAATTAGACGGTGCAATAATACCGTTGACTGATATGCCACACACTATTGTTAATACAAGTTGTGAACATATTGATAATTTCAAAGATTGGTATAACCTGCTACCAGAAAGCAGATTAATTATATTACAAAGTAACAATTACTTTGCAATTAAAGAACATGTGAACTGTTCAAATAACTTAAAAGAATTTAGTTCAAGTACGCCAATGCAAAAAGTATTATATGAAGGCGAACTTGATTTAGGTCAGTATACAAGGTATATGAAAATTGGATACAAGTAAACTAACACTTAGGCAACTACAAACTGAAAGTGCTAGAGCCTTGAGTTGTATGGAAGCAACTAATAATAACATTTATCAGTTTAACAAACAAGCACATCATAACAGCCAAAATTGGTATGCGGCTGTGATTGATTGGTATGTAAATACATACGGAGGACTTCCAAGCGAAACAGGTCCAGGAAAGGATGTTAAACTAGTAATCGAATGTATAGATACGAAGACATAAAAGAAGTACACTTAGAAATTACGCAGAAGTGTCAAGCGGCTTGTCCTATGTGCGACCGTAATATGAATGGTGGCGCAGATAATCCTCACATAACAAATGCTGAACTTAGTTTAGCAGATGCAAAGCGTATGTTTAGTCCTGACTTTATTAAGCAATTAAATGTAATGTATATGTGTGGTAACTTAGGAGATCCTATTGTTGCACGAGATACATTAGAAGTATTTGAATATTTTAGAGAACATAATCCTAATATGTGGCTTAGTATGAATACTAATGCAGGTGCTAAAGATATTTACTGGTGGGCAAGATTAGCACAAGTAATAGGACGTAGAGGAGCAGTAATTTTTAGTGTTGACGGATTACGTGATACTAATCATTTGTATAGACAAAATGTTGTATGGAATAACGTTGAAAGAAACATGCAAGCATTTATTGACGCAGGCGGTAGAGCCCGTTGGGACTTTTTAATATTTCAACACAACGAACATCAAGTTGAAGAAGCAGAAGCACTTGCTAATCAATGGGGGTGTGAAAAGTTTATTAAGAAAAAATCAGGTAGATTTATTACAAGTGATATCAAACCTAAAACATCACACCAAGCAGTAAATCGAAAAGGTGCTGAAACACAAAATCTAGCACAGCCTAAAGATGAAAAGAATAAAAATTTAGCATTATTAAAACAAAAAGAAATTGAAAAATCTTACGGAAGTATGAAAGATTATTTAGATAAGTGTAGTATAACTTGTAAGGTGGCAAAGCAAGGAAGCATATTTGTAACAGCAGAAGGATTATTAATGCCATGTTGTTGGACTGCTGGACGCATGTACAAATGGTGGCATGCTGATCCTCGTGTAGAACAAGTATGGGATCATATAGATAGTGCTGGCGGCAAGGATGGCATAAGTATTATTGATAACGACATTAAACACGTGGTTAACGGAAAATTGATCAATAGTATTACTACAAGTTGGCAAAAAGATAGTATTGCCGATGGTAAATTAGGCGTTTGCGCCCAAAAATGTGGTAGCGAATTTGATCCGTATGCGGAGCAGTTTAAATGATTTTAACAGATATTTCTGATTTAAAAAAAGTAGAATTAGAAATTACAAGTAACTGCAATGCGGCTTGCCCTGGTTGTGCAAGAACTGATGCCGCTATTGACGGAACACTTAAAGTACAAGACTTTAGTTTTGCTGATCTAAAAAGAATTTTTCCACCTAATAGTTATCAAGGAGTAGAATTTAAATTTTGTGGGGTATTAGGAGATCCTGCAATACATCCTGAGTTTGCTGAAATGCTAGAATATCTATTATTGTGTGGAGCAGTGTGTAGCATCAGTACTAATGGTGCAGTCGGCACAGCAGACATGTGGCGTAAAATAGGGCAACTTTGTCACGACCACGAAAAGCGGTTTCATTTACATTGGTGTATAGACGGGCATGAACAAACTAATCATATTTACAGAGTAAACACAAAATGGAAAGTATTAGAAAGAAATATGAATGCTTTTGTAGAAACTGTAGGCGAATATGTATATCGAGCGAAGTGGGTGTTTATTGTTTTTGATCATAATGAACATGAACTTGAAGCGGCAAGAGAACATGCAAAACGTTTAGGATTTAATTTTGCAACTCGTACAGGTATGCGTAATAGTTTCCATCAATGGACGGCTAAAATTAAAAAGAAAGATCATAAGCAAAAGAAAGTTGTCACTACAGAAAAGGTTATTACTACTACAGGAAAAAAAGAACACAGTAAAGTAGAACAAGTGAAAGAACTTGATAAGTTTATTGCTAAAGAAAATAAAACAGAAAAAGAAACAGTAGAAGTATTACAAACAATACAATGCAAATATATACACGAAGGAGAAATATTTATTGCGGCTAACTTAACAATGTGGCCTTGTTGTTTTTTAAGCGACTGGGCGGCAAAGGGTAACGATAATATAAATGAAAAACTTGCTGAATACGGTACTGGTTGGAATAGTCTTAAAGATAAAAGTATAACTGAAATTATGCAACATCCTTGGTATAAAAAAATCCTTGGAGACAGTTGGAATCCAACTCATCCAAAGCATTTAAAAAGATGTATTAGAACTTGTGCTTACAATAAAGCCTATCATAACGAAATAAGAGATGAAAATGAAAAAGTTGAAGCAATATAAGTGCTTAGAATCAGTGAATAGTTTATATGTAGAACTCACTGACCAAGGATATAATGCACAACCATGTTGTCTCTTTAAAAATGATGAGGTAACTGGTGTAAAAAATATTGAAGACTTATTATCTAATCCTTATATTAATGCTATAAGACAAAAATTTGCTACAAACTGGAAACGTCCAGAGTGTATAGATTGCATAAGGAATGAAGAACTAGGCAAAGAAAGCAAACGAAAGCGTAGTTTACAAAAAGGTTTTGACAAAGGTATTATTAGATGGGATCTAAGACCTAGTAACACATGTAATTTAAAATGTGCAATGTGCAATCCTGCAAATAGTAGCAAATGGATGGAAGATGCAGAAATATGGCAGAAGTATAATTATAAATTAAGAGATATTGGAAGAGTACGAGAAGATATTGACTGGGATTGGGTCTATACAAAAGTTGTAGATAAGGCAGAATACATTTATATAGCAGGTGGCGAACCTTTTTATATGAAAAATGTACATAAATTTTTAGGTGACTTATCTAAGCACAAATGGAATTGTGAAAATACTAGGATACAGATTCAAACTAACGGTATAAGTAATACTCCAAAATTTTTAAATATTTTATCAAAGTTTAAAAGATTAGAATTTAGTATGAGTATAGATGGTTGGGGTGATGTAAATGAATTAATTAGATTTCCTACTAATCATAATACTTTTATAGAACAAACAGATGAATTAATGCAACTTGATACTGAAGACATATACTTTAATATAACTGTACAAGCAATGAATTTACCTAACATTGATACTCTTGTTAGTAATATTAAAGATAGATGGAATGGCAGATATGATATACATAAACTTCATGCTCCTCGCCATTTGAGAATTAACTGTTTAAAACCAAGTGTTGTAGAAAAAGTTTTAGAAACTACTACTGTACCTGAGTTAAAACATTTTTGTAGCGACTACGCATATGACGATGAATATAATAAAAAGATGCAACAATTTTTATTAGACTTAGATGTAAAACGTAAAACAGATAGTAAAAAAATAATAGGATGGTGCTTCGAATGACATGGTCAAGTGAAACATTAGAATGGATTGATATCGAACTTACAAGTTTTTGTAATATTAAATGCAAAGGCTGTTTTCGTGTGCTATCAGATTATAAAGACGACATACTTAATAAAACATATCTTGACTTGGATACTATAAAAGAAAAGTTCCAAAAACATATGTTTCCAAATATGAAGATTATTAATTTTTGTGGCAGTGTAGACGAACCGTGCAGTCATCCTCAGTTCCATGAAATTATTAAACACTTTGCTAGTTGGGGATGTCATATTAATATTGCTACTAATGGAAGTTTACGCACTACAGCGTGGTGGGAAAAACTAGCAAAAGAATTAACATGCAGTCATAGAGTGACTTGGGGTATTGACGGAAGTGATGAACTATCAGAAGTATACAGAGAAGGTTCAAGTTTTAAGAAAGTACAACAAAATTTTAAGGCGTTTATTGCCGCTGGCGGACAAAGTGTTTGGCAGTTTATTAGTTTTGAACATAACGAACATCAACTAGAAACTGCAAAGCAAATGGCTAAAGACGAAGGCTTCAGAGATTTCAAAACTATTATTAGTCATCGTAAAGATACTAAAGAAGTTAAACATAAAAGAGCAAAAGCAGATCGTAATCCTGGAGAACGTGCATGTATTAGTTGTAAGTACGCAAATCAAAAACGTATATTTGTAAATCATATGGGTAATGTTATTCCATGCTGTCATTTGAATAGCAAAATGTTAGAATTTCCTGTTAGTGGTAAGCATAAAGATAAGTTTGAAGATTTACTTACACAGCATGATTACATGTATGATATCAATCTTAAAAATGTAACTTTAGATCAAGCAATGAATAGTAAAGTTTGGAATGGTATCAAAGACAGTTGGACTGACGATGTGCGTATTCCTAAGTGTGAAAGTACTTGTGCAGAAAAGATAAGAGATAAATTTGTTAAGGAGAAATTATGATAGACTTTTTTCCAGTATGGTCCAGCACATATGAGCAGGATGGCAATACATATGTTTTTAGAAACGCAAAAGGTACTGTAGACACAGATGATAAACCTCAATACGAGCGTGGTATAAAAATAGCAGACTATAAAGAGCGTAACGAAGTAACAACACGTAAGTTAGCAATTGGTAAGTATCATTTTTCAGCAGATGTAGAATTTATAACACCCATAGTATTTCATGCTCACCGGGCTACAGTATTCCAAATACATGATGGGTGTGATGATCCCGGAATACCTCCTAGTATGCTTAACATTGTAAACGGACATTTTAATATTAATTCGTTTCCTGCTATAAAAGATCACAATCCAGTACCAGCAGAATTAAAATTTAATTTAAAAGCAGACGTAGAATATACTAATAATAAATCAATAAACGTTGACTACTATATTAACCATGATTACATAGGATCAACAAGAAGAATTAATTGTGGAGATATTTTATATATTAAATTTGGATTATACAGGATACAAGGTAGATGTGATATAATCCAAAAATATACTAACGTGGAGTGTATAAAATTATGATTATTAAAAATAGCCAACAAGATATACACATAGTCGAAGACGAATCAACAACAACTTTAGGATATAAAGTTTCCGGAGGCGCTGATAGTGCTATTGTTGGTTATATGTTATCAAAATTTGTTGTAGAAGAAAGACCTGATATTAAGATTATGCCTATTACAACTACACTTGCAGGGAAACAATATCAATTAATATATGCTAAACGTGTACTAGAATTTTTAAAAAACGAGTTTGGAGATATATTTGTAGAACATCAAACAAGTCATGCAAGCCAATTGAACAAGTATGTTTCGTCACAAGATACATTGGTTGATGAAACAAGGGCTAATACGCCAGCAAAGATTATATATAGTGGCATTACTTCTAATCCTCCTAAAAAAATATATAGACAATGGTTACCGCATACAGGTCCATCAGATAACAGGAATGGAAAAAAATTTCCTACTAAAAATAGGCTAACAAGAAATCCATTAGTTAATATTGATAAGAAGGGTGTTGCAGAACTTTATAATACACTAGGAGTTATGGATACATTATTTCCAATTACTCGTAGTTGCGAAGCATGGGAAAAACATGAAAAATATAATATAGAAAAACATTGCGAAGAGTGTTGGTGGTGCCGAGAAAGGTACTGGGGATTCGGAAGATATAAATGAGTTGGCCTGCTAATATAAAAGAAGTTAAAAAAATACAATTAGAAATAAGCAACTATTGTAATGCTAGGTGCCCGGCGTGTGCGAGAGAAAAAAGCATAACAAAAGATGACAAACAACATATTGGAATTAACGACACATATGTAAGTTTAGAAACATTTAAAAAATGGTTTGACAACGGAGACTTTTTTTGGAGTCTAAGACTAATTGATTTTTGCGGTAACTATGACGAACCAACTACAAATCCTCACCTTTTAGATATTATTGAATGGATTTTTGAAAGCGGAATATTTAGTCGGCAATTACAAGTTAACATTGCTACTAATGGTGGTACAAGGAATAAAGATTTTTGGAGGAAACTAGGAAAACTTGCCGACAAATATCAATATTTAAAAGCACCTCGGCGCGGCACTACAAATCCAGGAACAATACAACGATTGAATGTAATTTTTGGTATTGATGGATTAGAAGACACTAATCATTTATATAGAAGAAATGTAGACTGGAATAAACTACAAGAAAATTTTAGAACATACATTGCCGCAGGCGGTAGAGCAAGTTGGCAGTTTATATATTTTAAACACAACGAACATCAAGATGAACTAGCAAGGCAACGGAGTATTGATGAAGGATTTGAGCGTATAAAATTTAGAGGCACAAAGTCAAGAATACATAAGATTGTAACTCCAGGCACAGGCAAACATGAATTAGATACAAAGAAAACAACAAAGAAAATTGTATGTAAAGCACTTCAAAGACCAGATTACTTTGGATTAGATTCAGGATTGTATATAACAGTAAAAGGAGCAGTGCTTCCTTGCTGTTGGTGGGGTACAGAAGCACATATAACAGATTTAGAAAAGACCTATAATAAAAAATACAATTTTAAAGACATTCACCTTGGTAACGGAAAAAACTTTCAGGAAATTTTAGACTCACCTTGGTACAGTAATTTACATGATACAATACAAACAGAAATATTTGATAAGTGTGTACACCATTGTAAACAAAATATTATTAGCACTATCAACAATCAGATACATGAAGAAACCATGAGATAAGTACATATATAATGACAGAAAAAACAAAATATCCCTCAGAAACATTCTGCTTACTACCTTGGGTACATTTAAGTACTAGACCTGACGGTAGTATGCGAGTATGCTGTACAGCAAATGCAAGTTCAGTTGGTCCTACAAATGATAAAGAACATGGAGGACAAGTTGGCATATTAAAAGATGAACAAGGAAGACCTAACAACTTAAATGTTAGTGACTTTGAAACAGCGTGGAACAGTACATATATGAAGAATGTGCGTAAGCAAATGCTTAATGGTGAAATGCCTCCAAGTTGTATTAAGTGTTACAAGGAAGAAGCCGCAGGCCATAATTCAAAGCGTATGTGGGAAACAGCGTATTGGGCTCAAAGAGTTGATGTTGACAAAATTGTTGCAGATACAAAAGAAGATGGATCAGTACCTCCACAATTAGCATATATTGATTTACGTTTTGGAACCAAATGTCAACTTGCTTGTGTTATGTGTTCACCACACGATTCAAGTGGTTGGATAAAAGATTACAAAGCAATTTTTCCAGCAGTGCAAGATGAAAGCCTAAAAGAAACAATGCAATGGAAAGACAAAGGAAGTTTTAACGGCAGTAGTTACAATTGGCACAAACAAAATCCTACATTTTGGAAACAGTTTTATGAGCAAATGCCAAGTATGCAACAAATATATTTTGCAGGCGGTGAAAGTCTTATTATTGAAGAACACTACGAAATACTTGAACATGCAATTAAAATGGGTTATGCAAAAGATTTAGAATTACGTTATAATTCAAATGGTGTTGAATGGCGTGATGACTTGTTTGACTTATGGAAAGAATTTAAACTAGTGCGTTTTCATTATTCAATTGATAGTATTAAAGAAATGAACGATTATATTCGCTACCCTAGTAATTGGAAACGTCAAGAAGAAGTGTTTCATATACTAGATAACGAAACACCTAACAACACAGAAGTAACAGTTGCTTGTGCAGTACAAGCACTAAACATATATTACTTGCCAGATTTTATTCAATGGAAACTAGAACAAGGTTTTAAAAAAATTAATATGTGGCCGTTTGGAGCAGGAGCAATAAATTATCATTTTGTTTATCATCCACCACATCTTAATGTTAAAATTTTGCCTAAATGGTTTAAAGAAAAATGCAGAAAAAAATACGAAGCATGGTATCCGTGGTGGGAAGCAAATTGGGAAAAAGGAGTACCTAGTTGGCATAAAGGTAAAGTTGATTACGATAAATGGCGTAATGCTAGTTATGGCATCAGCAGACTAAATGGTATGCTACAATTTATGGAAAGTGAAGACTGGTCTAGACGATTACCAGAGATGAAAGAATTTTTAACTTTGTGTGACACGCAACGTAGTATTTCCTTCGCAGAAACATTTCCAGAAATGAAGGACATTTTTAATGACATCTAAAACATATTGTCCTTTACCTTACATGCATCAATATATAGGGTCTACAGGACATCCTACACCTTGTTGTCATGTATTTGAAAAAGAAAACTCTTGGCGGTTTGCGAACTACGAAAAAGGTCTGAAAACACGTATGTACGATATAATGCGTCAACAAATGAAAGACGGACACTGGCCCTTAATTTGTAAAAAATGTAAAGTACAAGAAGAAAGAAATACGGTAAGTCATAGACAACTAGCACTTGAAAGATTTGGATATACAGAAGAAATAAAAATTAAATATCTTGATATTGCATATAGCAATAAATGTAATCTTGCATGTAGAATGTGTAAACCTTCAGATAGCGATCAATTAGAAGAGTTGTATAAAGATCAAACTGAATTTCCATCATGGATTGCTAGTGGTTGGGCAGAAGTAACAGAAGATGAAAGTTTAAGAAAAGTAAAATGGACAAAAAAACTTGTTAAAGAAGGATTAGAATTATGGAAAGTTACAGGAGGTGAACCTACTGCTTGTAAATATTTTATGGGGTTACTTGATTGGATAATTGATAATAATTATGCTAACGGATTAGAAATTCAACTTACAACTAACGGTACAAAATTTAACAAACCATTAATTCAAAAACTTCTAAAATTTAAGAAAGTAAAATTATTGTTGAGTATTGATGGTACAGGTAAAGTTTATGATTATATTAGACATAATGCTTCTTGGCCTAAAGTTTATGCTAATCTTAAATCGTTGACAGAATATCCAACTATTGATCTAATGGTTGCTTTAGTTGCTTCTTTCTACAATACTACAAATATTGCTGATCTAATTCACCAATGTGCTAAACTTGGCATTCCTGTATATACTGATCAAGACCTTAAACCAGAAAATTCTGAAATATCGCCATACAATACAGATAGTAATATTAGAAATATACTTAATACACAAGCAACTCAGTTAGAAAAAGAATATACAACGGATAGTTTAGTAGATCATCATGCTAGACAAAGTGCAAAAGCATTGCGTAGTATTGCAACAGCAGAGACTGTAGGATCTAAAGTAAAAAAGAAGTTACTTCATACTTTACAATTACAAGATAGATTGTATAATACAAACTATGTAGATTTTTTACAAACTGAACAGATAGAATATCTAGGAACAATAGATGCCTGAATCTAAACTACCTTGCTATTATGCTCATGGAGGAGTAAATTTTAAAAATGGATTTGCAACAACTTGTCCTATTAGTTCTGCACATCTAGTAGAACTTGGAAATTTTGGAGGAGTACCTAGTGAATTTTTAAATAGTAAAGGGTTTAGAGAATATAGATTAAAACTAGATAGAGGAGAGTGGCCAGAACACTGTCATCTATGTCAAACAGCAGAGAAGGAAGGAACTAAAAGTATGCGCCATGATTATAAAGCAGATCTAACAAACTATAATTTTGAAACTGGTGAAATTGATTTTAGCAATTTAAAACATGTTGAAATGCGATTTAGTAATAGTTGTAACATGGCTTGTTTACACTGTAGTGAAGTGTATAGCAGTCAATGGGGCAGTAGATTGAAAAATTATGTGCCAGATCAAGATGATTGGGATTTTAACTTAGAACAGTTATTACAAACTCAGCACCGAGAAGGACCTGATGATAAAAAGCAGATTAGATTATCTAAAGCAGATGCATTGCAAATTGCAGATGATCTTATTAAGAATTTTCCTAATGTAGAAAAAATTGATTTTGCTGGCGGTGAAGTATTATATCAAAAGCAATTCTTTCCAGTTTTAGAACGTTTAGCACAGCATCCTAATGCTAAAAATATATACATATTTTTCCATAGCAATTTTAATGCTCCATTCAAGGTAGATGTATTAAATGATTTACTAAAACCCTTTGGCTCATCAAAAATTAAAATAAGTGTAGATGCAGGAACAAATATCTATAGTTACTTTAGAGATGGAGATTGGGACGTTTTAAAAGATAATCTTTCTAAATTTAAAGCAATAAACAAAAATACTTTTCTTGATACAGTATGCACAACTAGTATCTATCAAATACTAGATATTAAAAATATTTTATTATCTTTGTGCGATCTAGATGTAAATGAAGTTTCGTTAAGCACTGTCTTTACACCTCGATATATTAATCCAGCAGTTGCATATAGAATGTTTGGCAACAGTATATTCAGTGATATACACGATACTATTGATGCTTTACATAGACTTAAAAGAAAAAGACGACTAGAACCTAATCGTGACAAGTATAGATCATGGAGAGAAAGAAGTGAAGACTTTGCAGATATTGAAGGATGTTTTAAAGATTTAGAACACATTAAAACATATTTGTTAAACCACGAAACTACTGAACATGATGCAGAAGCATTTGTTGTTTACGCTAATAAAATGGATAAGTTATGGAAACAACAGTTTAATCAATTCTTTAAAAAATATACGTTAACTCCTAATGCACTATTAAGGAATAATAATATTGATTATAATGAAATGTATCCATATAATAAAACTGATATTGACAAAGATATAGAAACAGAAATTAGATCAAGCAATAGTAAAGGTGATATGTTAAGACAATGGTATCAAAAACTTATTGCAATGCCAATGCCTGAAGATGTTAAAGGTTGGGAAGATAAAGAACTAAAAGATAAAGCAGAAGAGATTTCGCAAATCTTAAAAAAGGTTAGACCAGAAATGGGTCCAGAAAGTAAAGCAAAGATTGATGAAAAATTAGATATGCTTGATGTATTAAAAACTCGACCTGATTATACTGCTTGGAAGCGTTACGATAATTATCTTGCTCAGTCTCGATATGCTGTTATGAATATTGAAGAAACTTTTCATAAAGAAAAACTAAAACAAGAATTAGGTCTAAAATTAGCAATACACAATGCAGGATTCAAACAATTTACACATGATGGATTGAACATTCCATTTAATCCGGACTGGAAAAGAATTGCAGTAAATGTAAGTGGTGGAGCCGATAGTTGTTTACTAACTTATTTGCTTTGTAAACATATTCATGAAAATAATATAGATTGTAAGATAGATGTTATTACACATTCACGAGTATGGACTATTAGACCTTGGGCAGGTCCTGTTAGTGTAAATGTATACAATGCACTAAAAGAAAAATGGCCAAATATCATAGGTGAAAGATTAGTTAATTATGTACCACCAGAATTAGAACATAGTACACTAGGAAATATTGTAAATGATCGTAGCGGAGATCAAATAATTGTGCAAAGTTATAATGACTTTGCGGCGGCACAGAATAATTATAGTGCTATATTTAATGCAACAACAAAAAATCCTAGTATGGATGTACCTGCAGAAGATAGAATGTTAAACCGTGACCATAATGCATTTGGATTTGACGAGTTTGCTTGTATCTATAATAATTACTGGCAATGCATGCCGTTTATTGCTACAGAAAAAGACTGGGTAGTGAAACAATATAAAGACTTAGGTATACTTGATTTATATACTACCACACGTAGTTGTGAAGGTGATGGAAGACATGGCGGACCTTTACTTGGAAAAGACTATTGGTGGTTTAAATACAATGCAGATGAACCAGTTGAAACATGTGGTAAATGTTTTTGGTGTGTAGAAAGAAAATGGGCAGAAGATCAGAATGAGTTTTGATACATTAGATTTAAAAACTGGTAATGTATTCCAAGTTACTTGGGATTTAGGTAGGCGATGCAATTATGATTGCACTTATTGTCCTGTAACACGTCACGACAATTTTAGTCCACATGCTACATTAGATGAATTAAAAGCAAATACTGATTTCTTATACGAATATATTGATACTTATATGCAACATCGTTCGTTCAAGCGTACTAGTATTGGATTTACTGGCGGTGAACCTACTGTCAATCCTAACTTTATTCCTTTTATGCAATATTTGAAAAACGAATATGAGTCAAAGTATAAAAATAGATGGAGTGCAAACTTTGCACTTACAAGTAACGGAGCAATGGGTCAGAAGATGGCAGAGAAAGTTATGGAAAACTTTGCTCACATCACAGTAAGTTATCACGCTGAAAGTAAACAAAAATTAAAACAACAAGTACGTGATAGAATATTACAATTCCATAGAGATGGTCCTGCAACCAAAACAACAATGAGTATAAATGTTATGTTTCATGCAGAACACTTTGATGAATGTAAAGATTTATGTGAATGGTTAGACAGTTATGAAATAAAATATGTGCCAAGAGTTATTGGTGAAGAGCCAGACAGCAAACCTAGTTTTGCACACAAATACAATGATGAACAATTACAGTACATGCGAGATTTTTGGAAAAATAAAAATGCTAAACTAAACACTAAAAAGAAAAAAGAAGAAGAAGTTACTAAGGTTCTTAGTGCCGCAGGCAAAAAAACTAATGAAAAGAAAAAATTAGGACTTGTTGAAGGACGACCATGTTGCGGTAGTAGAGAAATGTGTTTATCAAACAAAGGTGCAAGTCGTAATGCTACGTTTGTTGACTTACGTGAATTCAAAGGCTGGCAGTGTAGTGTAAACTTTTTCTTTTTACATTTAGAACAGCAAACAGATCAAGTGTTCCATCATCAAACATGTCAGGCACGTTTTGACGGTACTAGAGGACCAATAGGTAAAATAAGCGAAGGTAAACAAATTGTTGCAGATTTAGTTAGAAAATTAGAAACAGATTCAATGCCAACTATTACTTGCCCTAAGCATGTGTGTGGTTGCGGATTATGTGCGCCTAAAAGTAAATTCCCAGAAAATTACAAAGAAGTTATGAAGAATCATTTAGTTCGCCCGGAGGTTCTTGCTTGAACCAGCCGTGGAAAACATCACCTACTTATTGTTCAATGCCACATCATAACTTGGCAATTAAGTCATACCGAAATGGAAAATTGCATGAAGCATGGCCTTGTTGTATGATGGGTAACCCGGATGATGAAGGATGGGGCAACCGCTCAAGTAGACTTGATATTCCAAATGTAAACGATCTAACACCGCAAGAAATATTTGATCATCCTAGAATGCAACTGTTGCGAGATAATCTTGATAATGGAATTAGAGATCCTGCATGTAAAACTTGCTGGCGCCTTGAAGATAACGGAGTTAAATCATATCGCCAGAACCAAAATGATCCTTATCATTCCGGCATATTAAAAGAAGTACAACAAGGTATACTTAGTACTACATTAACTGCTATTGATATTACAACGTCAAATGAGTGCAACTTAGCCTGCCGAATGTGTTATCCAGGCAACTCAAACTTATGGTTTAAAGATGTAAAAACTCTTAAAGATGCTGATATAGGAGTTGAACAGATTGAAGAAACTTTAACAATTGGTCTGGAATTTGAAAACATAAAAGACAGATATATTCATGAAGACTCTGTACAGTGGCAATGGTTAATGAATAATACAGATAAAATTAAAGTTATTGAATGTTCTGGCGGAGAACCGTTGTATGATACCAAGTTTATTAAATTACTTAAAAAATATGTAAGTGATGGCACCGCTGGTCGAACTATTCTAAATCTCCATACAAATGCAACACAATTTAACAATCCAAAGATGATTGATACATTAAAAGAATTCAAACTACAATGGCACGCATTTTCTATTGACGGAGTTGGAAAGGTTTGGGAATACATTAGATATCCTGGAAAATGGAAAGATTTAAATGATAGTTTAGATGCATATTTTTCTATGAAAAATATCTACATTCCAAGAATGACTACAGTTCTTACTGCACTTAATATTTTTGATATAAACAATTTACATGAGTTTAATGATGCGTTACACTATCGATACGGACAAGTTGCTCATCCACACAGAGAAGTACCTGCAGGACAATTAAACTTTCAGGAAGTATATCCTACGGATAAAGGAACGGCTCTTAAACATCTACCAAAATATCTATTAGAAGAAGCATTACTTCAAACAAGAATAACTGATCAAGCAAAAGGTTTGATTCAAATGGGCATTGATAATAATGAAGAAAATCGCCAAAAAGTACTAGCAGAAATTGAAATGCTTGACTTTACACGCAACCAAAACTACCGTGATTATTTAGATAAGCGTCTTGTTAGTTGGTTAGCAAACGAACGAGGTTCATAATGAAATATGCATGTCCGTTACCGTTCAACCATATGGCTGTTAGACCTGATGGTAAAATATTACCATGTTGTGTTTTCAGATGGGACGATGTACCAGAAGATTTAAATATTGATTACAAGGATCCTTTCAATCATCCTTTTATGAAAAATCTTAGAGATAAAATGTCTAAAGATGTTTATGTTGAAGGTTGTAAAGAATGTTATCAAAAAGAAGAGTTTGGTAATCAAAGTTTTAGAAAACTTGTATTAGACAAGCATGAAGAATTTGGTGCTACTAGTTTAGTAGAAGGCACCCCACCGGAACTTACATATGTAGATTTGAGTATCAGTAATACTTGTAATAATAAATGTAGAATGTGCAATCCAGGTCTTAGTACATCTTGGTATAGTGATGCAAAGAAGTTAGGTATAGAAATTCCTAAAGGAATTATTAAAAATCCTTTTATTGAAAACACTGATTTTAGTAAATTAAAATTTATTAAATTGCTAGGCGGAGAACCGCTTATGGAACAAAAAGTTATTAAGAAAATTTTAAAACAATGCAATCTCTCGCAATTACATATTCAACTTATTACTAATGGTACAGTAATACCTGATGATGAACTAAAAGGCATGCTAGAACAAGTTAAACGGTTAGAAGTCAAACTTAGTATAGATGCATATGGAAAATTAAATGACTTTTTACGTAGTGGTAGTAAATGGGAACAAGTTGAAAAAACTGTAGATTGGTTTAAAGGATTTGTTAATAAGAAGTTTCTAAGCATTCATAGCGTAGCAAGTATATACAATATTAATAAATTAGACGAAATGGTTGAATACGCAAAATCAAAAGAAATATATCATGAATATGTACCGCTTGATGATGTTGATTATATGCAAACAAAACACTTACCTCTAGAGGCTAAAAAAATATTAGCAGAACAGATAGCGAGTAAAAAATATAAATTTGGCGTAAGTTTAATTTATGAATTAGAACAACACGGAGATACTAATTTATTTTTAAAACAAGATGCTATTATGAATGCATTGCGTAGTGAACATTGGAAAGAATATAATCCTGAACTATGGCAGATGATAAACTTGACAAATGATAATAAGGATGTTACAATAGACTATGAGTGAAGATCTAAAATGGAGCAACTATGACTTTACTAAGATTCCGTTTGACGACATTGTTAGTGTTGGTCAACGTACTCTGCTGTATCGTGATTTATTTACAGTATCATGGTTATTGGGGAGATTCTGTAACTACAGATGCTCGTACTGCTGGCCTTACGCCAGATCCGATCGTAAAGATCACCGACCTACCGAGTTATGCTTGCGTACAGTGGATGAAATTAAACGTCAAGCCAGAGACAACGGTTTTAACAGTTTCCACTTCTCCTTGTCGGGAGGAGAGCCTACTTTCCATCCTGGATACTTGGACATTCTAAAACACCTTAGTGATGATGTAGAGAATACAAATTATACAAGTGTGCATATGACGTCTAATTGTAGCCGTCCAATGAAGTGGTTTGAAACATATGTTGAATATGCAAAGCCATTCCATAGAGCAAGTATTACAGCAAGTCTGCACGTAGAACACGTAAACAATAAAGAGAAGATGCAAGACTTTGCAGACAAGTTGATCTTCTGTCAGGAGCACGATGTACAAGTTACAATTAATCAGGTC